CCTCTCCCGATTTTTACAACTTGTCTGTTGTTATTTCATTACTTTAAAATATTATTCAGATGGAGTGTAGTACAAACGACCGCCAAGATCAGCATGAGCATCAGAAGAATCAGAATACGCATAAAAGCAGAAGAGACCGCACTGCGTACCAAAATTCGCAAGACCGCCAGAGAACAACACCCGCCAACCGGTATTATTAAACCAGCTGTAATCATACAGGTATGAACTTGCGCTTCCTCCATTAGTCAATGGTAAGAAATCTGCATTTCCGTCTATAAGCCAATTTTTAATCCATCCTTCTGTGCCCTGATAACAATCAGCTGTACGAAGTACATAATTAGTACTTGTATTATCTGCAAACTTAGTAATATCATCACAAGTATAAATAGTACTCTTATGAGTTTCTCCGTCGCAGTATACATTCACACCATCAGTCCACTTCCAAATATGACCAAATGGATTCTCAATACCTCTATATGAAGGAACAGATACTTCAACTGCTGTAGTTGTAAACTCTCCAGCTGCAAACTTATATGTTACTACTCCAGTAGAGTTTCCTAATCTCTTAGTAACACCACATGGAACAAATGGATTGTATCCATTAAAATCACCCCAGGCAGTCCAATTTATGTTAGATACGCCAGCACCAAGACCACCTTGCATATATCCTTCTGTAGTCTTTGTAGCATTATAATCAGCTTGTGAATTAAACGTACAATACTCTACAACAAACAGACGTACCCAAGCCATATATGCTTTCCAATATTGCTGAGACCAACCAGTACCACGAGCAGCAGCACGTGTTCTAAATCCATCTCTAGTTAAATTAGTTGCAGGACGTCCTAACAACGTCTTTATTCCATCGTATGTAGTATTTCTATTTCCACCTCTATGATCAGCAGCATCTGTACTATATGTTATAATAGCATTAGCACTTACACTACCATCCTCATTATAAGGAATAGTTGCATCACAGATGGAGAACAATTTTTTAGGTGTATCTGATGAAGCGTCGTTTGATGTAGCCTCTACAGCACTTATATAACATTTGGGAGAATGTAAAGTACCTTCTGCCTCTGAAGGATATATATCTATCCCATAAACACCATCTTCGTTTGTACCTATATACCAGTATTCTGGAACCTCTACCATATACTGTCCATGTGCTCCACTATAATCTACTGTACTTCCGTCTGTGTATTTCGTATAATCTTTTGGATCAATGTACCCGTATACTGTACCATCGTCCTAAAGCATACATCTGCGCATTTTATTTTGTATTGGAAGAGTTCTATGCATTTCCATGTTACCTCTACGGGTAGGAGTCGCATTTGTACTAGTCCATTGTACACCATAGCTAAGACCAAGAATATCATCAGATGCTGTAACAACAACAGAACCATTAGAATATACGCGCCCGTTTTCTATATAACATCCTACATTTGAGTATGTCTACGGATTGTTATTCTGTGTTTTCGATCCTATTATAAATAGCTTATCTGTAGTATTTGTAGAACCAGCTGTGTTTTTAGTATCTGCATCTTCAGGAAGCTGTTCGGATGGAACTTTACCTGTAGAATCAAGCGTAGCTACACCACTTGCCGCACCTTTCTCTGAAGAAGGTATTGCGTTATTATCTTTAATATTATATAGTGTATAACCAGGCTCCCCAGAACTAGGTACAACTATTTTTGAAATATTACTATTCATGTTTTTACATTATATATTAATAAATTTTCGTCGTCTCCGTCATACACAATTATAGCCTTCGCTTTATCAACTTCTTCAGCTACATAACGTTTAATATCTTGTATATCCTATTCTTGTTTTTGTCCTAATTCTTCAACGACGTTTTCTAATTGTTCCTCTCTGTCAGATATGCCTTGGATCCACGATTCAGCCTGTTCTTTATTTCTTTTTACTGAGTTAGCAAGCTCTTCATATTTTTTATTTTTACCAGGATCTGAACTATCTATTAGATTTAATACAGCATTTGCATCGAGAATATCCCCCTCTTTGTACACTGGGGGGTACGGATGAACTCCTACGAGAACATCCGGATGTATATTTTTTCTAGATCTCGTTCCATACCTTGCGAGATCAACAAGAGAGTGTTTCTCTTTTATCTACGGTATATACATATCAATATTTATTCTTCGAGTGTATAGATCTCGTAAGTATGTAAATAAATATTTAAGGGAGTGGGCATGTATACCCACTGCCCCTAAATAATATCATCAAGAAACTGTAATAGTAGCAGAAGTACCAGTGAATGTCTGAGCGGCAGCTGTTGCAGTGCCAAGACCGGTGATAACAGTCTCAGTTGTAAATGTAGCAGCACTACCAGCATCAAACGTATCAGCAGCCTTAGAAGGCAGAGTACCTGCACTCCAAGTATCGGCAGTTTTGCTTGGTAATGAACCTGCATCCCAAGTATCAGCAGCTTTAGAACCTCCACTGAACGTATCAGTACCATAAACAGCAGCAGTAAATGTACCCTGTTCTGTTACAGCATCAGATGTGCTAGCAGCAGTAAATGTAAGAGTTTCATTCTCCTCGTTTACAGAAGCAGTAACACCCTCTGTAGCAAACGCACTCTTGGTAGAAGCGCCGAGAGAACCGCCAGAGAACCCACTGTGACTATAAGAAGCAGGAGTAAATGCACCCTCTGTAAAGCTGGGAAGAGTACCTGCACTAAATGCACCTTCGGTAAACGAAGGAAGCGTACCAGCACTGAAAGCACCCTCAGTGAAAGAAGGAGCTACGGCAGCATCGTCGACAGCTTTCAGTACAGTCTCACTAGTAGTACCAGAGAAGCTAACGCTAGACGAAGCATTTGTACCAGCCGGAGTATAAGAAGCAGATGCGTCGTCTTTGAAAGCAAGAGCCTTCAGAGAACCAGTAGAACCGTACTCCTGCCACTTAGTTCCATTGAATACGAACTCCTTATCAGCAGCAGAACCCTCACCACTACCTGCTACAGCAGTAACATCACCAGCAACAGCGGTTACGCTCTCCTCATCAATAATAATTGGGTTAGTAGTATCGCCATCTGTCAGAGCAGTAGTTGTATAACCCAACCAGTGCATGGCACCAGTGATTGATGACTTAATGTCCGCAATATCACTCCACGCTTTTGAGTCTTTCAAATCATAGGTTGTTGAACCTACGGTAAGTTTAGATAAATATTTTGCCATGTTGTAAAATTAAATAAAATTTATATGGTTATTATAATCCGGGGATGTGTACATTTTCCTCATCTTCGTCTACAATAGCCTATAGTTTATCTTTAACATCGTCAGAGAGATCTTCTACCTGTATAGTTCCGTCGGCGATATCAATGGATGTTACTGAACCAGGACCAAGTGAACCACCACCTGCGGCATACTTCATAACCCATTGGAATGTTTCATCTATATATGATTTTACAGTATGAGGTATATCTGTCTCTTCATTATATAAGAATATAATTTTAGAATTTACATCTTCTGTAAAACAAGGAACAATCCATGGAAGTTTAATGCTAGAAGAAGCTACAGCTCCTTTCCAACACTGTACGCAGTAAGGAGGCCATACGCCAGCTATCTTATCTGACAGTCTAGCAGGTCTATCTTCGTTCTCATTCCACCTATCCTCATCTGGGTAAGCTTCATAATACTTTTTCAAACCTCCGTTTTGATAAGATTTGTTCCATGAAGCTTCGTCACAAACATAATTATAACTTCTAGATGCAGTATCTACACCCGTTTCTTGAGATTCAAGAAGCATTTGGAACCATGAGATTTCAAACGTAGTATGTTCGTTCTCATCAAGTTCGTATTCTTCTCCAAACTACTCTGGTACAGAAGCAACGCCCCATTCTTTATGGCCGTTACCCTTACCAAAAATAGTATCTCCCCAAGGGCGTGTGCGAACTTCTTCATGCTTCATTCCAAGATCACCAATACTATTTAATATAGCTTGCTCAGCTAATGTAGCTCTATTTGTTTCTGCGTTCTCAGCAGCAATAGCCCTATTCTTTTCAGCTTCTTCTGCTGCGATTGCACGAGCCTATTCAGCAGCTTCAGCTGCTTTAGCTCTGTTTATTTCTGCTCCGAGTCTTCTATCAATATCATGAGCATACTCGTCAAGCTCTCTAACGGTATCATGCTGTTCATGCGATCCGTTTACGATCACATCAAGAACAGTATTAGCATCCCAGATTTCTCCGATGGGATATACACCTTGGTCAGACACTCTGACTTTAGATGTTATTTGTTTTCGTAGATTAGTACCAGTATCTACGAGGTCTTTAAGTAATACTTTCTTTTCCATAGTATAATTGTTACATTTCGTAGAGACCGATTACGCCTCCACCCTTAACTCTACCAGTCTCAAGTTGTTCAGCCTTAGCTTGTTTCATGGCTATATCAAGAGACTTAACGATATTGCCCACATCTTTAAGTATTCTGGTAACCTTAATGGCTGTGTCAATATCCATATTACCCTATGAATAATCGTTTAGGGCAGCTATAAGCCCCTCTGCTGCGGTTTGTGATGCACTTAAAAGCCGGGTCCCAGGAGTCTCTTGAAACTCATTGAACCGCTTCGCCAGTTCTTTCACTTCTGCAGTAGGTACATACTTCTCATCTTTGAATACGTCTTTGGCTACAATAGAAGCTCTCTAATCTAAAGGATAAGCTTCGTATGGAGTATTCCATTTGTATAACCATATTATGTATTCTATCTCCTTCACAGCTAAGGACTTGTCTTTTGCATTATTATAGTGCTCCCTAAAAGGAGGTATAGCCAAGTCCTCAGTTGCGAGAGATATTTTATTTCCTCTTATGTCGAACATATTGTAGTATTATATATACTATCTCAGTACGTTCTCTAGCATCTTGTACATTCTATGTACCAAATGTCCTATTAGATATGCAGCTGTTTCAGTATCTTCTTCTATACCGTAATACTCACATATATGAGATTGTACATGTTTAGCTTCGTGTATTGCAGTATTTACAAACTGTCCTACATTAGTAGCTTCACCTATACATACTATACTCATCTTATAATCAGTATTACTAAAAGTAAAACCTGTATTCTTTCTGCGTAGAGTTCTTAAAGCTTTGCGTACATCTTCTTTTGGGCAATCTAACTGTTTTAAAGAATCTACTATTTCTACAAAGTCTTCTTTACTTACATTATAATATACTAAAACATTCCAGTCTCTATCCCCAAGTTGTATATATTGTGCTATCATACAAACTCAGACCAATCTACTGGTACATGCATACCTTTGATATCTGACAACCATCTATTAAACGGTTGGCCATCATATCCATCAGGATCGTCAATTGTTTTCTTGACGTACATACAGAGATTTTGATCGCTATTAGGTATGGCATCACCTAAGTAATCAGCTTTACACATATTAGCTACATACACAGCGTCGTGCAGTTTATTATACTTAAGCTCTATACCACACGCTTTAAGCTTATCTTCTAACTCTTTCTTCGTTATTGGAGTTATCTTTCCCTTCTCGTCTTCCATCAAGGATACCGCAAAGTCGCATAACTCCTTCGTGAAGTGAGGACCATACATCCGCATGTATTTCCTAAAATACTTATCTGCTTCCATTTGTACCATTATTTAACAACAATGATTCCAAACGATTAAGAGTAGACTGCATACCGTTGACCTATTGAGTAAGTTTGTCGATCGTTGAATCCCGCTCTTGCTCTTTAGCATATACTGGATTTAGCGTCTTAAGTATATTCTCGTATGCATCAATTGCAGCCTTATGTTTATCTACACTTTCTAAGACATCTTTACTATTCTATAGCAGTGAATCAACTTCCGATATCATAGCTTCTTTATTCTCACTTATAGTATAATCACCATAAGTATGTATAGACAAATCACTAGGCACACTAAATTCTTTCTTCTCTTCTCCTATGCGCACCGTAATATCTACTACTCTTTGCATATTAGTACCAAGACTAACAGCAGGATTAAAAGTAGGATACATGGGACGTGGAAGAGTTACATTATCAATATACCCGACTTTAACTTCGGGTTCGCTAGTTCTATCCAGTATATAGATAGTAGCGCCTTTTCTTAATGTTGAAAACATAATATAACTAAATTAAGTGTTTCGGGGGCCGTAGCCCCCTAGCACTATTAAACAAATCGTCCCATGCGATTACGACGCATACGCAGACCACGACGACGGTTTGAACGTCTCATGCCTGAACGCATATCGAAATCCATATCATCGTCGCGCATATCGTCTTCATCGTAACGATAACTCTTACGACTACGGAAATCCATGTCTGGTTCTCCAGACTCGTAATCCTCACGTTCATCATCTTTTGATGCTTCATAACACTCATACATAGCATCCTCAAGCTCACAAAGCGTCAGCTTAGTCTTTTTAGCATTATGCTTAGCTTCGTCGAGCAGTTCGAATGCAGTATCGTATGCAGCATCACGCATTTCAATAACTACCATAATTCAATAAATGTTAAATGTTAATATTAAGCTGCTATTACAGAAGTGATCTGTAATATGCCATTAAAGCGATCATTGAAGACCGTAATAATACCTGTGCCTGGTAAATCGGCAGCGGTTACAGGGGTTCCATCAAAGAAAGTAAGCGCTCTAGCTACACCATTCAATGTGAGTGTTACAGGCAATGTACCTGTAGTACCATCAGGAATAGCATCCTAGATACGAACTGTAAAATAACCTACTGGTTGAATACGGCGGAAACCTAAAGCAAAGTCTACCGCTGTATCAGTTACAGTTACGTTGGTTGTGCTTAAATATGGAACTCCGTTTATATTTGTAGTTACATTAAAGCACCCCATAATCACTTACTATTAGAATGAAATATTATTACCCCAACCATTGAAGCCACCGTAGAAGTTACCCATATAAGGAGTAGTATTAACTGCGGTCAGCTGAGGCCACTGTACAGGAACTGTATTAGGCTGTGAAGCTTTAATAGCAGCGAGCTCTGTAGCAACAGTATTGAATTTCTCGTTAATGAATGCGGTTTGAGCAGCATTGTCCATATTAGAACGTAACAGAGCGTTATCAGCTGTCAGACTGTTGATCTTATCCTGCAACTCACGTTTTTCGAGGTCACAGAACTTATCGTTGATCATAACACTCTGACTCTGTATTGCATCTACGATATCGCGTGTATTGCGCTCAGCCTGTGTGCTCAGCGTATTTGTCTACTGACATACTGCGAGCTGATCAGCGGCCTGATTTGCGGCCATCTGAGACTGCAGTGCGTTAGTTTGGTTTGCGATAGCAAGTCTGTTTTCGCAGCAGCACTGACAAATCTGACTAGCGATAGATGCATTACCACTCTGTATGGCGTTCTGGATTTGCAATCCGCTCATGCCCACCTGAGTACCTACAGAAGTAATAGCATTGTTAAGAGTAAAGATACCATTCTGAATTGTGCTAACTTCTGTATTCAGAAGACTTGCAAGCTCACGAATAGAGTTACCATTACCCTGGATAGCATTCATCAGCAGTTCACGACCGCTGTCATTAGCAATCTGATTAGAGAGGAAGCTGTTAGAACCGTTTCCGCCCCAGTTACCATTGCCACCCCAACCCCAGATCATCCAGAGGAAGAGGATCCATATCCAGTTATTACCACCAAAACCACCATTGTTGTTAAGAGCCAACAGCAGGTTTGGATCAATGCCATTAGTACTTCCCATCTCAGGGAACATCATAATTTTTGAACTTTCCATAATTTTGTGTTAATGTTGATATTGTTTTCACAATATGTTAATGTTGTTTGTTGTTGATAATCCGCATTAAACAGCGCGGGAACTGTATATTAAAAGGGTTGCCTGGGGATTACACCCAGCTTATCCGCCTTACGCCGAATAACCAGTCACTCTCAACGAACCCTTTTGCGCGTGGCACAGGAATCGAACCTGTGATTCTGGGGTCTCTAAGTCCACCAGCGCTTTACATTAAGCTAACCACGCATATACGCCAATAGGGGGCCTTGACAGGTCCCCTATTAACTGATTTATTAAAATTTGTATTATTTATGAAGAAATGTTCTTCGTTTGTGAGGTTTTGCCATTCGATGTACGCCACCCCATGAAGCTTTTATTACGTAATTATTGTGCTTCCTCAACGCTGTTTTCTGCGTCGCCGCTGCCTTCTGGTGCGGTCTCAGAGTTTGTAGTCTCGACTTCTGTTTCCGGAAGACTCTGAGATCCCGTAGGTGCGCTTGTGGTTGTTTCATTAGTAAAAGCTTTATCTCCAGTAGATCCAAGTCCTGCTTCACCACGATCACTACTGCCGAGTGTATCAGCCTCAACCATATCGATATCTGGTACAGGAAGTATAACTAACTGAGCAAATCGCTCATTTTCTTTATATACTGAAGGAACTACTGCAGGAACAGTACTTCTGAACTTTGCAACAATCTCCCCTCTATAACCAGAATCAACAACGCCTACAGCGTTAGTTTGTGACAAAGGTTTCTTAGAGACAGAAGATCTTGAGAACAGAGCACCAAAGTATCCCTCTGGAATCTCCATACAAAGATCAGTATGATAAACTATAATCAACTCTCCTACCTCATTAAGTTCTGTTGTGATTCTACTTACTGTAAGGTCAAATCCTGCATCAGACTTATGTGCTTTCTGAGGGAGAACTGCATTTTCAGATAACTTCTTTACTTTTACTGTCATAATTCTAATTTTAAATTAGTAGTGGTCGCCCCACCATCGAGTCGAACCCGGACCTGGAGGGTTCTTTAGCCGACTGTTGCATCCAAGTCTTAAACTCAGTCTTCTCGTTCAGTCTGTCACGCTGCTTTCGCTTGCGCCTCGTCAACATTGTCTTCCGAGTCAATTAGAGAAGATTCTAATAACGGATTATTTATTATCCCGCTACCATCCAACGTAATCCAGTAACTATTCAACCATAATTGTTTTTTATTTGCGTTCATTTGTATAGAACGCCTTCCTGTAGATACGTGATTTGTTTTTATCTCGCCATTATTTATTAAATCTCTGGCACATTCATTCAGACTTCCATATCGTTTGAGTTCATTCCAATTTTCATCATATCTTATAACATATAGTTGATTTGAATGTTTTTGTCCAGACTCGTTTACTATTTGTGTTACAACGCATCTACGTATCCCTAATACAGCAGAAACTCGTTTTACACTTTTTTCTTTTTCGTAAGTAGATTCGACAAGTTGCCTAAGATCTTCAGTAATTTCGTACTTTGATTCATTTTTCTGTTGATTTCTACTTCCGTAAGTTGTTGTCTGACTATGACAATTAGGACAAAGAAATCTTAAGTTTTCTAATCGGTTATCGTTATTTATTCCGTTTATGTGGTCTAATTCTAAGCTTAATGCTTTATTATTCCAGTGGGTAATTCCACATATTGCACACCTATAAGGAATTAGATTGTTGCTCAATATATACCTTCTCAATACGTTTCTTGCATGTTTGCTATTTTCACATAGCAAATTTTCTGGATTTACTAACCTATCGTCGCTCGTCTTTAATGCAGACTTTCCTTTAAACTGTTGAGGAGTTAAGTTTAATGCTTCCATTCTCCTACGTACTTGAGAAAATCCCCAAGAATTACCTTTTACTGTATAACCAAGTTTAAATAAAACTTCAGATATATTTATACTGTTTTTCACCAATTCAACAAACTGTTCGTCTGTTATCTCGTATATTTTGTTTGTCATAATTATTACATTCAATTAATCATCGAATTACTCTAAGAGCCTCCCGTGCTACCGCTACACCATGGAGCAGGTCCCATACCGGGGAACGATCCCGGCTGTTTGATTTTCAGTGCCAACATATGAGACTCAATCAACATTTTAACATTTTATTATGAAACACGTGGAATTACAGGACCACGTAACCTGTATTGGGGCCTCTTTGTTATAGTCGGTATAGACTTTCAAGGCTGACCTCCGACTTTATATGTGGCTCTGGGAAGATTCGAACTTCCTACACGCCCGCCGGAACAACCGACATATCGCAGCGCCTGCCAGTATAACTTGACGGTTATACTCGTTTACTTCTTCTTACAGAAAGGCTTCTTAACCCAATTCCAAAGCTTCTTATACCAAGGAGTCTTGGGTTTCAGTATAGACTCAATAGCCTTAATGGCCTTCTGCACCTGCTTCTTATCCTTGATCTCAATAGCAGGATACATCTTCTGATACTGATCGCAGAACGAATCAATAGTATCAAGCGTGAGATGAGCACCGTATGCTACAACTGAGTTAATCTCTGCATCTGTCAGAGGGACACCAGCCTTAGCTTTAGCACGAGTGAACTCAAACTTTATATCCTCACATGACTCAATGTTAGTAAGATCTACAATAATAGTAGGCTTATTAATTTTCTTTGCTTTCATAATTCTATATTTTATTCTGATTAACAACTTTTACAACAATTCTCACAACAATCACAACAAGGATCTGATTTCTTTTCAGCCCACTTAAGATTCTGCTCTTGTTCCCAAACTTCATAGGCTTCAAGGTTTTCCTTCCACTGCTCGTTGTTTACAACGATTACTCTATTTGGGAATTGCTCTTCGTAGAATGTTACTACGATATCGCCAGCTTTAGCTTCAAGCTCTGCCTTGTATTCACCGCGCTCAAATACAATCTTAGTATCTTCTTTAACGAAGAATACATCGTCAATTGCACTGCGTGAACGATCAAAAGGCTTTGGATTGTTGTTTTCGTCCAGCATTATCCTGCCGGTTCTAGAAATGTAAAGTGTATTCATTTTGTATATTGTCTTGTCTTGTCTTCTTTAAATCTGCGCTTTAACTTAAACTTGAAAAGCTGATTGAATAGTATATCTCTAGTATCTTCATCATCTTTCATTTGATCTACTGCTTGCTGAAATGGATGTTTACATACAGCAGCAACTAAATCTCTATCTAAGTTAAGACGTTTGGAAACTTCTCTTATAACTTTATCCAGGTCAATCATTTTTCAACACCGAGAATGTCGTATTGTCTAAGCAACTTACTATCTTTAAGTAAATCAAATGAGAGTCCTGCAGCATCTCTAAATATGACAATATCGCCAATATTTATGGGGATGAATGTATTCTTAGAATCTTCCACTTCGTAATAAAGAGGGCGTTTCAAAACAACACCTCTACGATAATCAGAATTAACTTCTTTAACCTCTGTTTCAACATTGTCGAAGTCTTGTGCTTCAACGCCATTTGCATCTTTTACGGGTGTACCAGTTGAAACAGGTTTACTAAACTCTTTTTTAACTTTGACCGGATCCAGCGGCTTTACAAGAAAGAAATCCAAGAACTGATATTTTATCTGCTCGGATAAGCTCTCAGCAAGCGGCGACTGATCAATAATCTTATCTTCTTCCATGCTATTACTTTTTAAGTGATGCTAAGTGATCTAATACAGAGAGAATGTTATTCAGAACTGTAGCACGTTCAACTTTTAAGCACTCTGGCATACCTGCCATGTCTTCGTTGAGATTGGCCTTCTCGTCTGAATACTTCTGCGTAAGACGTGCGATCTCGTCGAATATGTTTGTGAAAGACTTCTTTCCGTCAGTCGTAACCTCTTCGAGATATCCGTCTGCAATAAGACCCTTTGCATAATCAGCAGAAATAGAAAAATTTGCGTTGTATGAAGAGCTGATCTCAGAGTTCTCATCATCTGTCTTATGGAACTCTTCAGAATGGTTTGCGATGTACATATTCTCATCAGCATTCCACTCGAAAGTATCACCTACTTCCATAACAAAAAAAGATTCAATTACACGTAATGTCTTTGCCATTTTGTTATTTTGTTTAATTAATTACGACCCCATAACGTAGATTTTAGTTCATTTGGTTGCAAAACGTGTAAAATTTTTTATAAAATTGCAACTTTTTTCTATTTTTTACGTTATATCAGTGCCTATAGGGGGAAAGAAGGGGGACTATAGGGGGTTATTAGAGGGTTATAAATACTGTTTTAACTCTTCTTAGTGTATATAATATATACTGGCCCTTTCTATTCTTTGCTACTTTCTTTCTTTCCCCAGTAAATAATTAGACATGAAGAAACAAAAGAAAGCCATAATTGATACTTACGAGACGTTATACGACATAGATATCGTAGTAGCTAATAGACAAGTAAGTCTAGATAAACTACGTAAGTTGTACACATATGGGGATGGAGTTATGTTGGATGATTTTATCGCAGACGGTCTCTCTACTACTGCTGTAGTTAAGCGTATTTCTGACAACAAAACCTGTATTTTGATCAAAGATAACAAGGATACTGATGTGAAATCCATAGATAAAAAGCTTGATCATATCAATACAATAGCCCATGAATCCTTACATGCTGTACTAGATATCTACGATATAATAAACCAAAAAATATGCACATGTAGTCCAGAACCAATGTGTTATTTGATCGGATATATAGCCGAATGTGTATATAAAACATTAACCAAAAAGTAATATGACACATGCAGAATTGAATGCTATACTATATTACGCAGACTTCTTAAGTTTAAAGCAAGAAAGTAAGCCTGTAACTGATAATTGCAAGTATTTCTTTGTACACGGAGCCCCTATAAATAGCGCATTTATAGTAGATTTAGAGCCTGAATACGATGAAAATAATCCATATTTAATCTAGGCTTATCAAGAGTATCAATAGCTTGAAGAGAAGTTCGACAAAGAAGGAGCATTGAGTTTTATTGATGATATTTGTAGCCTTAAAGCTTGTGGTTCTGTCAATGCTGAACAAATGCTTAAATGCATCCATTTCTATAGTACAAAACATGAGCGTAAAGAAGCTTTTGCAGCATACAGAAAATGGAGAAAAGAACAATTTTACACACACGAAACATTTGATGAAAATGGAAACCCCCAACAAACACCCTGTACAAGGTATGTCAAACACGCTGAAACGAGCCTTAAACGACAACAATTACTTAAGAGCAATGGAGAAGATAATTACAGCTTATAAAAATGCAATTAAGAATGGATTATACTGATAAAATGCACGAAATAGAACCGTATAACGACGATGAGAGACGTGTAAATGATGATAGTGACTATAACATTGATTAACCATGAGCAAATTTAGTAATTTATACGATATTGATGGTAATATTATAAACAAATCCCCACAGCATAGATTCACCCTTGATGAAACTGAAGAATTAGTTGATAAATTGACTAAGAAAGTTGAGGAAAACCCTGATAATCAGGTATATAGAGTATATTTAAACAACGCCCAAAAATGGCTTTTTAAGCTCTACAATGAGATGAGTAGGGAGGATTTGATGAAGCGTTTAGACTTGATTAAGAATAGCGTAGATGAAGCTAAAAATAACGCCACAGAAGCCGAGCAAAATATGTTAGAACAGATAAATAAAGCAGCAGAAGAGCTTAAAGAGGCCTATGATAACGAGTCCGATACTACCAATATAACAACCGAAGGAGTAGGAGAGCGAGAGTTGGATAGTGAGATGGAACAACCTTTGGCAGAGCATACATTGTCCCAAGAAGACATGCTTGTAGAAAGAGAATCTGACGTAAATATGGAGGAAGTAATAGAAGCATGATAGAATATATACTAATATTCTTTTCTGTAATAGCAGTGTTAGCTGGAGCAGCAGCGATAGCGGATTATATATATGATAAGATATATGATGAATTATGACACCAGACGAGATTAAATACTTTACCTTAGCAAGTATAATATCTGCAGAAAATGATAGATATACTGAAGATCAGAAGCAAGAGGTAATCTATAGATACGAGTTAGAAAAAGAACAAGCTCAGCCTGATTGGGAGTTTATATTAGAGCCTATAGGAGCTGATAATCGATTATTAGAGTTGTTTATATGATAGATGAAGTAATAGGGAAGTATATAGTCTTAGAGAATGATACTTCACATAAATTCCATAAAACTTTAAAAACCCCTGTAGTTAAGACAGATAATTGTAGGGAAGCAGTATGGACAGCTAATAAAAACCCAGACGCATTAACTCCGCAAAATGTATGTGGGGAGAGAGATTTTTACAAAGGAAAAGACGGTAAATGGCATAGTTTTGAATTATAATTATGGATAAAGAAGGACAGAATTTAATAGACTGCACGTTGTACAATCAACTCGCGCAAGGAGCTGTAAAATATGATAAAAACATCGTAGATCTTATGAAAGATAAGGTTATACTGGATGTTAAAGTGTATGAAGAAATGATTCGTCGAGATGCACGTTATTCATTATCTTATAACAAACTTCACGAAGAAATTCATGATGCGTTTGAACGCGAATACGAAAGTACAATAAGATCTTTACGAGATGAACTTCATAATTCTACTAGAGATTATTTAGAACTTGAAAGAAAGTATCGTAAGCTGAAAGAAGAAACTGAAGAATATCGTAAAACTAACTGGTGGAAACGTCATTTTGGAGAGTAATAGAATAATTTAAATTATGAACGAATTTTTTAGTTTATTAGACCACGATATGTTCGCTAGAATGTTTATTGTAGGCGAAGTGTGGATATCAGCATTAGCTGGATATGTAGTAGGATATTATAGTCATAAATACAGTAGTAAGAAATGAACGATACAGCTTTATCACAACAAGTAGGAGGATCTCACTATAAAGATATGGCTATACAGCCTGTAGAATTTATAGAAAGGAATAACTTAGGCTTCTGTGCAGGTAATGTAATCAAGTATATATGCAGGTATAAGAATAAAAACGGTATAGAAGATCTTAAGAAAGCGAGACATTATATAGATCTACTTATAGAGATAGAAACAGCTGGACAGAATAAATTAAACTAATATGAATATAATAATAGCATTAGTAGCAATGATAGCATGTGTAGTAGTACTTACTAAACCATGGGGATATACGGAAAGCAAGAACAAGAAGCATTAAAACGTTTTAAAGAAGCAGAGAGTACTTATAGAGAATGGTTACATAAACCAATACATGTAGGCAACGGTATATTAGATTAGATAAAACCTGCAGAACCTATTACACTTAAAGTAGAGGATTTGTATGAAATCTGGGATCCAATATATTGGGATATACTAGATACATTACTTGAAGATAGAGTTGATCTGCACGATAGGATAAAGAGATATAAAGAGTCCAGGGTAGCTTAATGCTGCTCTGGATTTTTTTTATTTTTTATTTTTTTTGTTGTATGAGTGTAGAAAGATGAAACACCCCAGGACTGCGTCCCCTACCCGATAGGAAAAGGAAACCACCCCCACCTAAACTTTACCAGTCAAAGTCTTCTCATAAGAGTCGCAATAAACATCAAACTTATCACGATTATGGAACAGAAAAAGAACTTCGTGGCAGTCACTGCCTATCAGGCATCTGTCAAGTTCGAGGGTAAGTGGTACAACAGCAATCCCTCGAAGAACATCGATGACGCATTATTGTTTGTAAAGCGTGCACGTGAGAAGACGCACGCACACAACATGCCATGCAACATCATCGAATGTATTTTATACGAGCCTGCGCAGTAATGCGTGGCTCGTTTTTACTTTGATTGTTTCACCCTTTAAATATTATCAAGATGAAAAAGTATGCAGTAATTAAGAAGATTGGCAATTTCAATGCCACAGTTGAGCGTGAATTCGACAACATTGACGATGCACGCATGTTCAAGAATTTGCTTGTTACCAGTGAGTCTGGCGATTGGGAGTATTATTTAGTTGAGGTGCTCGAGTAGCACCTCTTTTGCTCCCTAAACTCTACCACATTTGTCTATTTATAGTATTTGTATAATTCATAAGATAATTCACTTGTTTAATCAAAATATAGGAGATTTTATTATGAGTAAGAAGATTAGAGTATCAACCGTCAACATGAACAGCGATGTTCAGGTATTGTTCGTCAACGCAAACCTTATTACAAAGGCGTTACGTGCTCAAATGGCAGCAAGTAAGATTGCTAAATGCATGGAGAACAACGGAGATGTGTATCCAGTAATGGAGACTGAAATGGACCAGGACGGTAACCCAATCGTTGACGAGAAAGGGTGCGCAAAAGAGCATCCTGTGCTCGATGAGAAGGGTAACCAGGTATGGTACTATGGGTATCATCGTCTTGACGACACCAATGTTGAGGATTTCTACAAGAACGTAGCCCCGTTCCTCAAGGAACTTGTTGATGCGTTCGAAGAGTAATCTGATGTTTGATTGCAACGGGGGACAGGTACATCCTGTTCCCCACTTTGCTCCCTCTTCCCTCCCTAAATTCTACCATAGCCCATCTTCTTATAAAATTCGCAATATAATATAACAATATTTATTGCCGTAAATGGTTTGAAGGAGGAGACAATTCACCATCTACCGTTTATGTACAATGCAGTTGATGCGTTGAAATCTGATGTTATTTAATATATGGCGGAATATCACATTTAATAACCCCAAATATATAAACGCTTATGGCACAGATTATCCCTGGTTCAGTGATTGGAACCTACGAAACAAATGCAATCACACTCGGTGTCTCAAAGAACGAAAACCGAGACGGCGTCAAAGCACGCTTCGCTATTTTGACAGTAAAGGACGATTATTCGGCAGGTGCTCGACCAAAGAGGCTTATCTTCTTTGAGAATGAGACTATCAGCACAGAACAAATCGCAATACTGGCAAAGTACAAGGCTGCACAACCTGACACCAAAGGTGGCTATCCTATCAACATTCAGGCGCTTAAAGCATCTCCTGAGGACTGGAAAGCCATGGAGAAATGGTTCACCTGGCCTGGTGGCAATGTTGAAGAGTATAAACTCCGCAAAGGTCTTTGCTACGGCAACGACATCAACGGCAACCCAACTACTCTCAAAGACGGCACTCAGGTAATCACCGACACGATTGGTGTATTTACGCAGGTGAAGTTCTTCACTCCAGAAGCAGACGGCAGTCTCAAACCACACTATGTGGCAGGCTTAGGCCTTGAAGAGCAGGGACGCAGAATGGAAGACCGCTTCTACAAAGTTGCAGTAAACCAAACGTCTGTAAACAACGAACAAGAAGCAGGCAGCGCAGAAGAGGAAGCACCAGATGGCCCGTTCTAAACAAGAGTGAACCTTAAAAGTTCACAACTCTGCCGTAAATCATTTGGTCGAGACCCACTAATCAGTGGGCCTTCGGCCAATTGATGCTCGGGGGAACCGCTAGACCGCAATACGGATAGCAAAATTAAGTCTGCATTTTGCAGACATTTATTCATTCAACCAATTCAATTATGTTCTCCAATTTTTAAAGAGCGTGATTGATTCACGCTTATAAGTATGAAGCCGGGTATCGACGCTGACCATTTCACAGCAGTGTACTACACCAAACGGCAAGAAGGGGTGAATGGTGGGTACCACAGTGCTACGTGTAGCACATCCAACACGAACAGGTTCCAAAATGCGATAAGTGGGTAGCATGAGGAAAATCATGCGGGTGAGATAGAAATATCAAACCCGCTTTTGTTTGAATAACCATAATATATTCAATATATGGACAAATATCAAGTAATCCAAAGTCTACTCGAAACCATGCTAGGCATGGTATTGGGTACAACTCTGTTATGTTTAATCTATTCAATGCCTTAGTCTATGACATACGCAAAGAATAGTATTAAAATAGCAGGAACCGAATATGTTAGAGAAACAACACGATGGGCAGGCCACACGCACATCGTAAATATCCCTGTTTATAAGGGCTAAAGAAAATAGACTCCACACGCTATCCCCAAAAGATGTGGCCCCTGTTTGAATATCAAGTTTAAAACTATAATATTATGTGCAGAAAAAGATTTGACAGAAACTCTGTCGCATCATCAGATGGTCAACACATTCGTGTGTCACATGACCGTAGAGCTAACACCACAGGCAGAACGCCATATCTATTCTGTGGTGACCCTGTAATCATTACGGATAATAATGTATTCCGTAACGGTAATTGGATTGGGAACCTATTTATAGATGACCATGGACAAAAATATGTTCTTGGCCCACATAATAAAGGGTATATAGAAACTATTCCATCTTCATTATAGGTTAATTATTATTCATAGAATACACTGGTTCGTGAGAATAGGTGTATTTGAAATATAAGCTGTCGCATCCTTAGATGCCTGACGAGTCTCGGAAGATTGAGACGAAACAGCAAATACCCATTAATACACTATGACTATAAACGTGGTACTGGTTATAAGTAAAGTGTCAGTAGTTTAAGGGTGTTGTACAGAACTGGGAGTACAACAAACGTTAGTCATGTAGGTAGCTCAGCAGCATGACGCTAAACGAACACTGAGGAAATCATGTGGTATAATCAAGCCAAAAGATTGAAATTGAGAAGATTTAAAATCAAAGAAATTGATTAAGTTGTGGGTAAGATAAACTGAAACCTTCAAACAAAATCCTGTGCTTTTGACAAGCACTTACTGTCTCAGTTTACCTAAAAACAGAGGCTGTAGAGTACGCAAATCGTAATTGCGGTGAATGCTCCAAATCAAAACAAACACCATTGTACTGTGTGATTCACAGCACGGATAGTATTTGACACTTTAGTCGACAGAGTGTTGAATATAACAATGCACCAAAAGCGGGTGTAACGCTCATGTGCCCTTAGGAAAGGCACAGCTGTGTATTGTACTATGCACAGTTATCTTTTATCATGCGGGGAATTGAATGTTGAGAAAGACTCAGCCTTTTCCCCGCTTTTCTATCGACACCAATTTACAAACCACATAATCATAAGCAAAATTCATGACCTTGTATTTGTTTTAAGTTGAAAAACTTTGAGCCGCAGTTCGTGAGAATGTACGGCTCTTTTAATATGATTTTTGGAATCGGTTATTATATCCAAGGGAGAGTAAGCCTATGAATCCTTCATGCATTTACGTAAAATTTCTAAATAGTCTGTTATTCGAAAAGCAAAAGGTTACAGCGGTAACTAGCTCTCCCTTTTCCGTTGATTATTCACCTTTAAACTATATATAGCATGGATGAATTTTTTCCGGAAAGCGAACCAGTCAATGCAGAAATAACTCCATCATTGGAGTTAGTACACCCCATCAATAGGTGTATAAATGATTGATCGGTTCACAGGGGCACTGTACATGGTGTGCGCGTGCCCCTTTTAATTGACAATTAGAGTTAATTAACAATATTATTAATGATCAAAACATTTAAAAATGGCAAAGAAAATCAATTTCTTAACTGTAGATGAAACTAAACGTGCATCTGCAGCATTACGTGATTTCCACATCGAACACGTAGTAGTGCAATACCCTAAATGGGTATATGAACATGGTGACGCAAGAACACCAAAACAAGATGAGATTACATCCTATTATCTGATTGTGCTCAATCGTCTTCTCAATGATGCAAAGGCAGCATTTAATGAGGCCAAGCTTACTCCGCGAAAGATTCGTAACGTAAGACATTACGAAAACATTTGTAAGAATCATAATCATTTTAAAGTATGAAACTACTTGACAAAGAGAAAGAGATTCTCAAACTGAACGCAGTAACGTTCGTATTCGTATTATTTCTTGGTATTATTATCTTTCTTGCTGCTATGCTTACTGGTTGTTCCAGTCAATCCGCAGGTGCTCGCACAGTTGAAGGAGAAGAAGCAGAAATCTTCATGTTGAGATGCAAGGTTGCCAATCAGGCAGAAATCATCAAAGCATACGAAGACGTACTCCACGAAGTATGGTTGGATAAACCTGCTTATGTTGAAGATGCGTTAGCAGAAGGTGATGCGTTTATTCACTTAGACGAGATTATGGGAGAAAACAATGTGTTTAAATTCCATAGCAAACGTGATAGTTTGAGGTATATGTATAACTGGTATGGAGGAGAATTAGAAGATGACAAAAGATAATCTAATTACAAAGAAACAAGCATTGGCTCTTAAAGAGTTGGGGTTTAGAGAGCCTACTCCAGGTTATTTCTGGACCGATGAAAATACTATTATAGTGTGCAGTATTCCAGAGAATAGCAATCGTATAAAAGATTGCGTATCTGTTCCGACTACAGATGAAGTCATAGATTGGCTACGTCGTAAATACAACATCGTAATTTACAACAAAGTTGAACCATTTGTAGATCCTACAGACGATAGTCATAAGACTATATTGTTCAAATTTGGAGTAAAGAGATGTGATATTAATCATCTTGGTTGGAATGGTCGTATTGATCTTGGTACTACACGGTTGTCTACAAATGTGTATTCTCTCAAGCGCGAAGCTATCACCATTGCTATTGAGTACATAAAATCTAGTATAAAATGAGCAAGTGGAAAGCAGGACAACTTGTTACAATAAAAGGAAACATTTTTAGAGTAATGAAAGTAAGAAATAATTTTGGCATAGTAGCATGTACTCTAGTATGTGACATACATAAACGTTACGCTGCTACAAATGGAAAATTTATACCAGATGTATGTGATGAAATATGCTATACTACAGGTATACCAAAACTAGGAGACGGATTATTTCTTAAATTTATAAAACCAAGCGTATCTGGTAAGTGAACGCAAAGTAATTAACAATCAATGTTAAAAAATGTTGAAAAGTAAAATTCTGAATCAACAGAATCCCCCTCGCCCTAAAAAAGCGAGGGTGGATTCGAACGGCAATGATCGTAGACGATTATTTGCCAAGAGTGGCAATGCCACATTATGCATCGCAAGTGGTTTAACCAAAAACGCATGCGAAGTGCTAGAGGCTCATATTATGGGAGGTATTGAGAACTTAGGTGGTAAATCTGAGTGCTCATTTATAATAGCTATGTAATATGATTGTACGCAGAATATTAAAATGCGGTGCTGAAGTTGGCAGATGCATTGAAATTACCAAAAAGACTGCAAAAGGTTATTATGGTAAAACATTGCGTAGTTCTGAAGAGTTCTTTGTTGCTGAAACATTAGACAATTTTAAAGAAGTTGAAGTTGTTACTATAAGCGTAGGCAAAGTAGAATTTGAAGCTCTCAAGTACGCTATACATGTACATCACGAACTAACTCCTCAATGGGAGAGAGTACTTGAAAAGAGACCAGAAATAATAAAAATATGGAATCTCAAGGGTGTTGTATATTTATGGCCATCTGTGATAAAGAGACGTGTCTTTGGACACATCCCTAATGTGTACATAGAAATTAAAAGCCGAGAATATGAACCAAAATAGTATGATGGCAAGAGAAAAGATTCCACCAGGCTTCTGGATTGGAGTTATAGTCTTATTAGTTATATTGCTAATAAGGAATTGCATGGGAGGTGTTAGCCCATGAAACATCGTAAACCTGGTCAAATAGCCAAAATTGACGGGAAAATGCTTAGGTGCAAAAAGAGAGAATTTGGATGCGAAGGATGTGTACTCAACGACATGTTATTATGTCCTTGTGTTATTTCAAATCATCCAGATCCGCCTAATTGTATAGATGATGGCATAATATTTATTAATGTATGATGATTTGTTATATCGTCAGAAGCTGTGGTTCGTGAGAATAGCAGCTTCATTATATTAATGCATAGAAAACGCCGAATGCCAGGAAACCTCAAGCCCTGGGACATCTTAAAGTACTCGTCTCACAAAAGACGTCGGAAATATTATGGAGATTGAGAGGGTGCAATTGCAACGATTGTGGAGACACTGGATTTGCTCAGATAGTCAGTGTTAAAAGAGGAATCTGAGAATGGACGCGTACTCAACTTTGCAATCAACCTAGTACCAAGGTTAATTGGTATTTGGACATATGTATACCTGTCCAACTAAGCAGAAACTTAGCACAAAAGTGCGGATCTGAAACGAAGCTTAGACTCAGTGGGTCAAACTGAGTATCCCACAGTACGTAGCACAATGTCGTTGATACACGACAGGTATCATTGGAAATGCTAGACGTAGGTGCGAAACCAGCTGTGGGAACACATTGTTGTGATGACATAAGATGTAATATTTTAATTTTACCAATGTTACCAATTTTCTATTTAGGTAAGATTTTTGAATCTTAAATGAAGCCAGATAATGCTACATTGTGAAATATAGTATTATTGAAACAACACTCTGTTGCGAAACCCAGTGTTGATTTTTATCACAACTACACCATTGGTTTGGTGACTGTACCGGAAGATTGAGATCGAAATCAGGAAAATAAGGCACAAATCCTAGGCAAATCTCATGAGAACAGTCACATTTTATATTGAATTTAATTTATAATCAATATGAAAACAAAGAATAAAGTAGAACGTTACATCGAGACCTATTGTAAGAAATTAATCACTAACACAGTTTATTCTGCACGTTCAACATACTACCATTTCGGACATCGTATTATACGAGTATCTGATCATGTAGCATTAAAGAGCGATGGTGATTTATCAATTATATTAGATTCTCATGACGATGAACACTTCATCGTACATGCTGTAAAAAGTGGTGAATTATCTGTGGTTAACTACAAAGAACTAAAGGAAATAATTAGAGTATTCAGATTACTTCCTGCAGTTGTATATGTAGCGAATGTACCAGAGAAACCAAAAGTAGTAGAACAATCACAGAAATCTGATCCTCCTACAGTTTTATCTTGTAAACCGGCATCAATTGGCGGTAAATTAAGAATAATAAAAACTAACAAAAACTGTAAAGTAAAAGAGGTAAGGGTTCTAGAAGAGAAATGTTTTATACTTGGAGTTTCTATAGACTTATTGTCAAAAAAGTTTGTAGAACATGTAGCCACTAATATAGCAAAACATCTGTAACGTACAATGTCCGAGGTTAAGGGACACGTTTTCGCACGTGTGAGGTTGGAAGATGCAAAACTTGCAAGCATCTGGTAGGACATTTTTAAATGAATCTTTTTGGGTTTATTATCATATTTTATTTTATTAACTTCTTAAACATTTATCAAAAATGAAAGAATTTTGGAAAATCGCGCTCATTGCAATTATTACAATTGCATTGAGTGTGTTGGCTACACTAGCCATCATTAAGTGGGAGGGACATCGTTTCTTACCCCAAAACTATGATTCGTCTGTACAAGTAACTCAGGCGGATATTAACAACCCCGTTATTATGTCTATTGCTGATGCTCTCGAACTTCAGCAAAAAATGAATGCAGAACGGGAAATCGACTCATTATTCCTAGCAATGGGAAAGATGGACATGCACAATGTAATAGGTGTACTACAAAACAAAGGAGCCACCAACATTAGAAAATGTGACATCGTAAGCGAGTTTAGAGCTGGAAGGGAGGTATATGAAAATTTACCGGCCCCGGATTCGAAATCAGACCAAGCACAAGAAACAACTTCTACCCCAATAGCAACTGTATCGCTAGAGAAGGAAGGCACGACAACGGTGACGGAGGCGCCGCCAACCAGGGTAGACAACAGTGCTGACACAGTGATCAACGGCAAAAAGTACAAAAAAGTAGAGTAGTATGAAATGCGCCGTTATTATTGTGTATGATGGAAATATACCATCAGCACTAGCACAGAAAGCTGCTGCTGCAGCTATTGCAGAGTATGGTTATATACACGACACCGAAAGTGTATCAGTGTACACAATGGATGAGGCTAGTATTCTAGCAGCACTCATTAACCGCACGATACCTGCTCAGCAACCGGAACAGTCACTAGATGAGGAATCATCGGTAGAAGTGATATTCGAAATTGCAAAAGATTCTCTTGTAAATAAGAATCTTAGCGAGTTTGGCACAATATTGTTGAATGCACTTACCGAGAAGAGTAATACAAACGTCGTTAACGCAGTAGAAATACTGTCTAAAGAAGGTGCTGAAAACCGCGTATCTACAAAGGTACGTAGACAGTATTACATGACTCCGCAAGTGTTTGAAACCATTAAGTTAATTCACAATATATGTCAAAGACGACACATTGTGTTCCGGTAAATCGTGTGAAAGCACGTCATGCTAACGCAATTCCTTACAAAAGAGAGCGTTGGGATGCAAAAAGAGAATTAGCAAATGCGCAATATGAAGTGCGCAAGTAATTAACAATTAAAATCATAAATCAATTATGGCAAAAGACAACAAGAAGACCATCTCATTGATGGATGTGAACGAGGACAATTTCAGTGATTCACTGAAGAGTGTTAACACCTTTGGCGATGACATCGTCAAGGCTGCTGCTGAGAAAGAAGAGGCCGATAACAAGGAGCGCAAGATCCGCGAATACAATGGTATCAAGGATAAGGCTGTATACCTGAACCTTTCTCTTGTTGCTCGTGCAAAGTATTCCAAGAAGACCAACGAGATCCTGGCTGAGGCTCGCAACCAGTCAAAGGCTCTGCTTGAGCGCGTCACCAAAGGTGAGCTCAGTGCAAATGAGTATGACGAGGAGCTGAAGAAGGTGATCGATGATCAGGTGAAGGAAGTTGAGAAGGCTGGCAAGGTGCTGCGTAAGGACCTTGAGGAGCTGCGTAACGCCTTCCCGAATCACTGGAGCTATTCTTGGGACAATCCGTTCCAGCGCTTGAACCGCGCTATCGAGAACAACAAGTAAATCCTGCAATAGGCGAGAGCCTTGAGCCAGTACCTATTTCATAGTCTAGATATGTTAAGATCGGAGGCATAGCCATGAGATGATCACTAGACTGCAATAGGACTGAATTGACAGTCCCGGCAAGAGCCTGAGTATGCTTAAGATACTGACTATATGAAGTGTGTTAGTAGTTATTTGTTTATTGCATAGCCTTGAGCACGCAATGTCATACATTTAACTACTAACACTATATGGATTATAGAAAAGCCTTAAGATGTTACGGGAGCCAGTTCGGCAGGTGAGCAGCGAACCAACGCTGTTAAAATATATTGGTCCATTGATCAAATCACTATCGTATTGAGCCTTGAGCCTGTGCAACTAGAAGAAATTCTCATGGGGTTGAGATATAGACACTGTACGATATATCAAAAATGTGAACTATAAACTATGTGTGAGCCTTGAGCCAGAGCATAGTCAATGTAGGAAAATTTAAGTGTCGAAAATAAGGCAATCTGAGACGTCTATTGTACGGAGAGGAGTAATTAACCACGAAGCACAAGAAAACGCGTCAGAGAGCCTGAAAATAGCCTTAAATCGAACGTTTCGGCTGATCCCCGATATGTTCAACTAATGTACACGAACGTTTATCATTAACTCTGTTATTGATTCAAAATGTCATCTTGTTTGTGTACAACAAAGAAATCTTAGCGTGTGTGAGGTACGTTGTTCGGACGGGGGTTCGACTCCCCCCAGGTCCACTTAGTAGATTGCGCAATCACTAATGTGGAAGGTTTTACGTGGTGTACCTCGTAGCACATAAAAAACAAAACACCCATAATGGGCTTGATTGGTTTTAGACGGGCAACTGAAGTAAACACATTAAGCGCTTTGATATAAAAATTAAACGGCAAGTATAATCTTGTTGACTATACGGACCTCCAGGAGGCCGCGTAAAGTCGGTGTGCAGGCTACCTAAGTGCCTGCAAATGGACTTATAGCTCAGTTGGTTAGAGCAGCAGACTCATAATCTGAAGGTCCCAGGTTCAAGCCCTGGTTGGTCCACATCAGATCTGTAGCTTAATTAAAGCACACTCAGCAGGAGGTCATCCCAATGGAATAGTCGATTACGCACTAATTCCTGTAGCGAGTGAAGTTGATTGTTCAAATCAATCCAGATCTGCATATTGGATCATGGTGTAATGGTAACACTACAGGTTTTGGTTCTGTCATTCGAGGTTCGAATCCCCGTGGTCCAACAATAACCAGGTTAGTTCAATAGGAAGAACACTACAAATGTAGAGACCGACGTTCGAATCGTTGACGTGGACTATAATTGAATATGTTAAATCAAACAGGATATCGACAGATGCTTAGGGACAGAGTCCCGAAGTTTGTCAGCTTTGCACTTAAGTGGTGTAAGGCCAAGGAAGCATGGCTAGACCATGTATATAAGAACTTTATCTGGATATATGTTAGTAAGAAAGAACGGCTTGCGGAGACGAGACGCGTTCTTGGTATTACTGATTTAAAAAAGAAAAAGTTCATATTTGAGGATACTATTGATTGGGATAATCTCGATCGAGAAGAGACAGCTTATTGGAAAAATGTAGCATCTTGGGTATCCTGGTTCACTAAAACCGTCCCCTTAATTGAGGATGAGTATAAAATCTCTAAGTTGAAAACTGACGACATAGTCGATTTAAAGCGTATTATTATGCTTAATTGGCTGAGTAAGTATTTTCCAACTAAGGAAGATGACGCAAAGACGCGTAAGAAGAAAAACAAGTTCATAAATGAATTAGTTGATTATCTTATCGATTGTTTTGAAAACCGTATTAAATAAAATATGAGCGTATTTTCCAATTATTTGAGCCCGTATATTGAAGCGGGTATTTTGCAAGACGTGGATCAAACAAAGCCTAGTAATGTGTACGCTCAGCTGAGTATCGCATACAATCAAGGCTCAGTTGGTGTTCAAAACACTACAAGACTGTTTGTTCCGCACTACGATGGACAGGATTTAGATGAGTATGATGAGCAGCTTTTGTATACTATCTGGTCAAACAAACATTTACAAGACTTGATACACTGGTTTAACTCAAAAGTTATTCCAGAGTTCACTGATATATCTTATCAGACTATAAACGTCAGAGTAAGGATATTTGTTAGTAAACTAAACAAACTTGTAAATGATGGACTGGTAGATAAAGAGACTGCAATTCGATTACATCTGAATCTTGTTGACACAATTCAGGAAGAGCATAACGCCCTCGTTAATGAGGATTTGCCCTTCTAGGGCTGTCCCACCCATCCCAGGTATTTATACGCTGCATATGGGTACATAAAAGAGGTAGTCTTTGATGACAACAGCCCACAACCAGACAATATTGTATAAAACGGACAGTGTATGCAGACACGATTTATATATGAGTCTGGCCGCTTATAAACAGCACCATCTGTTACAGGAGTGACACCTTAATAACTGGTTTAATTTTGTTTGATATGAAAGCTAATACTCCACGCATAACGCAAGAGGAAATAGCTCTTATCAAAAGTGCTCAAGCAGGTAATATATCTGCTTATAATAAACTTTATCATCTATATAGTGGATTTACTACAAATCTATTATATCAGTTCATCAAAGATTATGATGAAGCTAGAGATATAAATAATCTAGTATGGCTTAAAGTTTATAATAAACTCTCGAAATTCACAGACTATTCATCTTTTGGTGGATGGTTGAGAATATTGACTAATCGAACAGCTGTAGATTATCTACGTAAACTAAAACCTTCAATATGTATTCCTGATGACTTGAGTTGTAATCAAGATCAGAATATAAGTGATGATGAATCACCCGCCGATTTAGTATCCTATAATCAGGTATTGGATGTTATTAGACAGTTTCCAGAAGACATTCGTAGGATCTTCGAACTGCATTACATAGACCATCTTAGCGTAAGTGAGATTAGTGAAGTAACTAAGATTCCTACAGGTACGATTAAATCGCATCTTAGTAGGAAACGTAAACTAATTAAAAAACTCTTAAAATTATGATGACTTTATTGGCTTTTATCTCCATTATTGGTGTCATCACCGCCATTGCACGTTACAATGAAAGTGATAAGCTGTTTTGGAGCCTGCTCGTATCCTTTATAGGTGCGTACGCAGCAGTCAACGTCGCAGTTAATCTGCTTGACGATGACAAGAAAGATGGTAAGGTTGTTATGATTGAAAAGTCCCCCATGCAGGTGCAGGAGAGTATGCCACTCCTTTGTGGAGTTTTGGCAGACATATCTCTTTCTGCAACCACGCGGGAGAAATCCCCAAAGCCTGCAGGTAAGGATATGCTTTTCAATCAGGACAATGTTATCATGAGTGAAGTCCATCGCAAGGCGCGTGGACAACCACAGTGGTGTATGTATTTTAGTGATAGCTGACTGATGTCATATTATCCGAAAACAATACCCAAAAAGATTGACTTAGAACGAGCCTAGTCAGCTCACAGTATTAACAATTAGACATTTATCAAAAATGGCAGATAAGAAAAACAAAAAGCCTGCAGTAGAGGCTCCAGTAGTAGACAAGCCTGCTGCAGAAGAGGCAACCGAGAAGAAGATACCTGCAAAGGTGCAGATGCCTAATACCGGTATGCCTAGTGGCTTATCACAGGACGCCAAAGTACAGTATGCAGCTGTACTCCAGCATCGTAAAGACGAAATGCTGAAGGGCGGAGGTGAGAATGCCAATAAGTATGTAGCACTCACACTGCTTGAGGATGCCACAATCCTCGACATTGCAGTAACTGAGGCAGTAGTTCGTAAGAATCCAATGGGTCTTATCTTCTCTACTAATGAGAAGAACTGGATGATGCTCCAAGAACTTGGAAAAGAGATGGGTGTAACCATCCCTGAGTTCAAGAGTCTTCCAAAGCCTACAAAGGAACAGCTTAAAGCAGCTGGCCTTGAGGCAGCACCAGGACAGGTTGTCCTGAAGATCGAAGACAAGAACGTTTCTAAGGAAGCAAAGGACAAGAAAAAGGCAGAAGCTGATGCTAATGCAGAAGCTGAAACCGGCAAAAAGGAGTATCTGACGGACCACACTAAGATTGAGACGGATGAGCAGCTTAAGGAAGCGCTTGGGTTTCAGTTGGTTAACAACAAAATCGCTAGCCCGCTTGATCGTATTATCACAGCAGCTCAGTTCTACCGTTCCTATCGTGAGGCTCTCGCCGAGAAGTCAGACGATCCGCAGACTGAACTTGCTAAGGTGCACGAGCTCACTCTCTCTGATCTCCTTCAGGAGATTAGCACTATGGTGCCCCCCTCCTTCACCGCTGAAGGATTCGGCCGCTTACTCTGCAAGCGCATTGCCGATACTAAGAGCGTGGTACCAGCCTTCGAGATGCTCAAGCGCTGTGGTAAAAAGCGCAACGATAAGGAGTTTAAGTTCTCTGATGAAGAGATTGCAGCTCTGGTTCGTGTTCTCGTGGTTTGGAAGGCTTCTGCGGCTATAGCAGAGCTTGGTTCAAACATCAAGCGCTTGTCTAAAGACGCTAAGAAGAATGCCGCTGCTATCGATAAGGCTAATGCCGACATCAAGGTAGAGCAGGAGCTGATGACCTATGTCACAAATCCATCTTTCGATCTCGCAGACAATTTCATTGCTGCTTATAACAATAAGGAGAATGAGATGCACAACTCTGCTGTTGAGGTTTATAAGAGCATCGTTGAAACTTATTATAAGGACGTCGATGTTCCTGAGTTGGAGTTTGAGACGATGTTATTGAATGTTCAGCAGCATGTAGGTATCGACATCAACCTCTTCAACGAGGATATGTTGAAGCGCGATGAGTTTGATGAGAAGAATCTCATTGTGTTCAAAGCTGAGAAGCCTGCTGAGAAATCTGAAGGTGAGTCAAAAAACGCATAACGGCTGCTAAGGAGACTGTTAGAAACTTAGTAAGCCGAATGCGAGATTATATTTTCGCATAATCTAACAATCAATGTTATGAAGCGTTTTACTACCATCTTGTGCTGCGTTATGTTAATGATTGCAGGTGCAGGTCTTGCTATCAGCAACCTAAAATCATTGCCACAAAACACAATCGCAGCTGCTACGCCCTATTATCGTCCGACTCCGGTGATAGTAGGTAATACTTTACCTCTTGATATTCAGAGAGATCTGAACAAGAAGGACTCTGAGTCACGAGCAACTTCAAAAGACTCTATCAACATTATAGATAGTGTCCGTTGGGTAACTAAAACCCGATGGAAGACTCGTTATCGTGATGATGCTCATATCACACATTGCGGTACAGGAAATGAAATGGCGGCTGTCACTCCAGACAGTTTGTCAGCAAAACCTGTGAATACTGATATGTTGGGTCGTGAGGAGAATCCCAAGGATAATGTTGAAACTTCTAAAGTTTCATCTATACAGCTTACTGTCGACGGTAAAGTTGTATATTCCAAAAACGACAATCACTCCGGGGTGGAGGGCCAGTGAGGATTCACTGGCTTTCCAGCCAGTTTTGGCAACCCGTCAGCGCATGTAAACGGTCTCATTAGCCGGCGCAAAATAGTACTACTTGATCCGAGAATATGTTAGCCTGCTCAACAGGTGAGAAACCCAAAAGGTAGGATGAAATGCTATGATGTTGTACGTACTATACAACAGAAAAGTTCATAGTAAGTGGGGAGAGCGTATGTATCAGACCCCAACACATATATAAACCAGACAGGTTTTTTATGCCTGATCCAGACTCATGAAGTGTGGGGTATATGTAAGGAAGACGCATGAGTAAACCGAAATAGGAGCAATCCTAAAGTAGCTCTAAACTGAACCGTATCGATAGATCTATTACAAGTGATACATAGTAGTAGAATCACGTTACACGAGTTGAACATGTAGACAAGATGCCAAACCCTACATGATGTATCAATTCACAATAGCTGTAGTCCAGTGTTCCACGCAATCCAGGGCGTGTCTGAAGGGACGAGTCTGAGCATATGAGCCAAACAGATGGCTTGACAATCTGTGCCGTACCGTAACTACGGTCCTTGAAGAAATCCTTCTAGTTTCGATTACTAGATGACCACCTTTGAGGCTACGGTCCCACTGGGTCACCGGGGATGGGGTACTGAGGAAAATGTGATGAAGACAACCGATGAGCTTTTGGTCGTTTATTCGGTATATAAAAGAGAAAATGACCGCTAGGTTGATGGCGGAACCTATGGCGAAGTAGGGCCTAGAGGCTTGAAGGCCACGCGAGTGAAGTCCGCGAGTAAGACTATTCTAAAGTTATGAAAGACTATGGTAAGCGATAGTTAAGTAGTATAGATATGAGATGTACCAGAGGAAATGCTGGAGTCGAAGGATGACAACCTGACAGTCAAAACAAAATCTTTTTTAGAGTGAGATGGGTCGATTCGAAGACTGTGCAATCCAGTACAGAAGGAGATCGCTCGGCATTTTGATTAGGATAGTATATGCAATAAAATAGCACTGTTATACTATATCAGCGAGAGTAGTAAACTCGTGTGCGGTATAACTTGACTATGCACGGAAAATATACGAAAGTAGTTGAAATGTAATTAACATGTTTAACAAAAATTAGTGTCCCTCTATGAAATCTATTACGTTATGTTCAACGCCTTAGAAAAGTGTACTTCTGTCGTATTGAAGAAACATGACCATTTTAGACGTATGATAGAGAACTGAGTGCCAACCGTTCCTGAGAAGCAAATTTAGGACAAGATAGAAGGCCAGAAGCTTAGACCAGCAAGTCTAAGTGGTGCGTCCTGTCTATGAAGTCGATATACACGACAAATGGAGAAATCCAGATATAAGGCAGCATATTGCAAAGCAAAACCACTCCCCTGTCTCGGGTTGGGTAAAGCGACTCACATGAACCCTATGTAGTGTAGGTAGTACTGTGGGAAACCGGCAAAGCAGCGCTTTATGTGGGTGACAAATCTAGGTGTATGAGGTGGAATTCCTCCAGTATTCGCGCACTATAAACAGAAGACAGCAGCAAAGCTGAATGTACAACAAAAAGCCGTTGGTCCATGATAGAGTTTTGGAGCTCTTAGACCGATTCGATAATAAACAGGTTAGATTTAGCCTGAGATGCCACAA